GTTCGAGTTAGATTACTCGACAAAGTTAAACTGCTTAATGTGGCATTCACAGGAAATGCAATAAATCCGAAAGCCGCGTTTACGAGTGTAATGCTCAAATCAATAGATGAAGATTTTGGAGGAATTGACATGACAGAAAAAACAGAAGAAGAGCTGAAAGCTGAAAAAGAAGCTGAAGAAAAAGCTAAACAAGAAGCTGAAGCTAAGGACGCTGAACTAAAGGCAGCAAAAGAAGATGCTGAAAAAGCAAAGAAAGAATTAAAGGACCTTGGGGAAGGAATGGAAGAACTCAAGAAAGAAATTGCGGACTTGAAAGGCGAAGAAGAAAAGAAAGATGCTGAGAAAAAGTCTGAGGAAGAAAAGAAAAGTACAGAAGAAAGGCTGAAGGCTGTTGAGGCTAAAGCTGCAGAACTCGACAAGGTTCTTTCAAAGGCACAGATAAAAGGAAATGCAGGAAAAGAAACTCCTGGAGTAGAAGGAAAATCAATGAAAGGACCACTCGATATTATCGCTTAAAGGAGGCATGAAGATGACTAATGCGGTTACATCAAAATTTAGTATGAAAGGAAATCTCAGCGGAGCGTATGCTCATTCGTTCGGGATTCTTGACGACAAGACACCTTATGTTGACCCATACAACGACATTGATATGAGGCCTGACTTAAAAGATCTCGTTGACGCAGGAATAGAACAGGCTCAGTTGAAAGCACTGACTACTTCAGCAGGCGGAGCAGGAACTGCAGGAAATGCACTTATTCCAGTTTACGTTGACCCGAGAATCGTTGACAGGACAAGGAAATTTACTCCATGGGTAGAATTGATTGCCAGAGTAACTAACCTCGGAAAAGAGGCAGATTACAATGCAATTACTGTAAAGGCACCTGGAGTTACAAAGGCAGAAGATGCTGCACAAGCTGACGTTACTGACACTGAAGCCAGAGCAAGCACGTCAATTAAATACCTGTACAGTATTGGCAGAATAACTGGACAGATGCAGGCGGCAATGCCGGCTTACATTATCCAAGGACTACAGCCAGGCGGAACAGGAACTGACACAGCTACTTTCAATTCACCGTCAGCACCGAATGCGAAACAGTATGAGGTTCTCAAGAGAGCACAGGCACTTAGAGAATTAGAAGAGTCTCTAATCTGGAGTGGTAACGCAGGAACAACTGCAACAGAATTCAGCGGTATTCCAGTTCTGCAGAGCACTACAAATGTTACAGATAGATTAGGCGGTGCATTAAGGTGGCAGGACATTGAAAGCACTGTGAGACTCGCTTACGATGACAGTGGAAGACCAACAATCGCAGGATGTGATTCTGCAAGTCTTGTCGACATTAGGAAACTGATGATTGACAGCTTTAGGTATTCGCCTAAAGAAATGGCAGGCACTGTAGGATTCGGAGTCCCGGCAAGCGTTGTAGTTGAAACAATGGTCGGACCAATTCCAATAATCCCGACACAGTACCTGAGTACAACAGGCGGAGAAAAGCAGGTGTTCTTCCTCGATATGGAGTATATTGAGATGAGAGTGCTGCAGGACATGACTTACGAGGATCTGGCTAAAACCAATGATTCACAGAAGTTCATGCTCAAGATATACGAGGCACTGTTGTCAAAGGCAACATTATTCAATTCATTTATTGACAACATAGCATAAATGAGTTACTGAGTTTGGGGTCTCAAGAAAACCCCAGATAAAAATTTGAGGAGGAATTTGAAGATGACAGGAGCAACAATAACAGTAATAGACACAGTTCCCGCACTGGGAAAACAATTAATTTACTTTACTGTAACACTCGACACTGACGAAAAGGCAGACTTTAGTGATTACACTTCAGTAGATTACATAAATGCTTGTGATGCGGCTACCTTGGTTCCAGAACCAGTTACAGCATACACGGCAGGTGGAGATATAACATTCACCACCGCCAGCAACGCTATAAAAGGCATTGCGATAGTGAATAAATAATTTTGAATAACGAAGGAAAACACAAGGAGGAATTTAATATGCCAGGAGATGGATTAAGAGGAGCAGACGGAAACATTGCAGCACCGCCATATAGCAATGGACCGTATGTAATGACAGAACACATTACTTTTGCAGGAGGTATTTCAGGAGCAAATACCCCGGGAAGTGTGTGGTATGTTGACGGAGAGAAAGGCTCAAGTGGAGGTTCTGGAAAAAGTTGGAGTACAGCAGTAGATACAATTCAGGCTGCAGTTGACTTATCTGGAGACAACACTGGAGACGTAATCTATGTAGCGCCTCACAAATATACTGAGAATGTAATAGTTGAAGATCACGAAGGACTTTCGATAATCGCTATTGTTCCCGGATGGACTACAAGCATAAGAGCGAGTGACGCAACAGTAAAGTATGCAGGAACAACTGCAGGTTACACTGCCGGAGGCTATTGTTTCTTACTTTTGTCAAGAAATGTTACTGTAAGCGGATTCTGTTGTGATGCAGATGGAGCCTATGGTGGAGTTTATGTCGGAGACGGCGGAGCAATAACTGCAGTAAGCGGATTACCTACTGCAACAGACAATAATTCAGCAAATTGTGTTGTTCATAATTGCTTAATAAGGTCGGGTTCTGTTGGAGTTGCTTTGCACGGTAGTTCAGACAATGTTCTCATAACAGGAAACGTCTTTTCCGAACAAAAAGGAGTAGATGTTGCTGTACTTGCAGGCACAGGAAGAACAAATCAAAGGCCAATAATTCGTGCCAATACATTTTTTGCAGGAGCAAGTTCAACATACGGAGTTGATGAAAACAATTCTGCTACAAATGTCGGAACACTTGTAGACAGAAATGTGTTTGTTGATAGAGGCGGAACATACACCCATGCAATTAGATTCCAAGCAGCAGGAGTAAATTTTATAACAGGAAATTATTTCTGTTGTACGAATACCTATTCTGCACCGGCTACTGATTGGCAATCTGGAAACTATAAACCAATAGCTGGAAATACAGTGTCTTATGTAGAGATGGAGGCATAAACACAATAAATAAAAAGTAAGTTTGGAGAGGACTTTCCTCTCCTTTCTTGCTAAGAAGTGATATGGATGGTCGTGCTTTATAAACTCGTAAAATATACCACAATGGGTGATTTCGAAGACGTGATTAGCGACTTTGAAACTTACCTCGAGACTGTTGACGAGAATAAAATAATTCATAAAATACAGGTCACGGTGACAGGAAATATTTGGTATGGGTATATTTTGCATGATGAGGAAGCTACACCATAAGGAGGAATTTAGATGACGGACTATGTACTCACAACGTATACGACTCAAGGAGATTTCGAGACCGTTATTGCGGCTTTGGAAACAAAACTTGAGACTGTTGTAAACACAAAAACGATTCGCAAAATTGAGGTAACTGTAACAGGAAACACTTGGTACGGTTATTTAATATACGACACTTAGGAGGAGTTTGATGAAATTCGTGAACAATACTAAAGAAGGAATAAAAGTAGAAAAAGAAAGAGAAGGAAGAGTAAAAGGATATGCTACAGTTTATCCTGGAAGAGTCATTGAGGCAAATGCTCCAAATTTCTTAAAATACTACAAGGAAGAAGGCTTGACTCCGGTTATAGAGAAACTGCCAAAGAAAGTAATTGAGGTTGCTGAAGAACCTGAAAAGAAAGAAG